AAGTTCTACTAATATTCCATACGTTAGTGCTACAGTAAATTCTGCTGGAAATATTGTTTTCACACACAGTCAAGGTGGAGATATTATATTAACAAACGTAACTGGTACTCCTTTAACTGCTGCTGGATTTACTACAAACACAACACAAGTTCGTCAAAATTATGTTAACGGAACAGCATCTGGATTGATTTTATCAAATTGGGTCGGAAGTCCATTATTTACATATACTGCTAGTTCAACTGCTCCAGATCAAGATCCTGCTACAGGCACATATTGGTATTACAGTGATCCTTCACAAGTAGATATTTTAATATCTAATAACGGAACTTGGAATGGATATCAAAATGTATCAGTAGATGCTCGTGGATATGACTTAACTATGTGTAATGCTACTGGTCCTATCATCAGCGCAACTGCTCCTACAACTCAAACTGACGTAGCTCAAAGTCCGTTAGTACATGGAGATTTATGGGTTAATACTAGTGATTTAGAAAATTATCCTTTATTATATCGTTGGCAGAGTGTTGACGGTGTAAATCAGTGGGTACAAATTTCTAACACTGACAGCACAACAAGTAACGGTATTATATTCCAAGATGCTCGTTGGGCACCTAACGGAACTACTAACCCAGTAAGTGACGCATTACCGTCAATTGAAAGTTTATTAACTAGTAACTATTTAGATCCTGATGCTCCTAATGCTGAGCTTTATCCAAATGGTATTTTACTATGGAATACACGTCGTTCAGGATTTAATGTTAAATCATTTGAAGTGAATGCTTGGAATAATCAAGCATGGCCAACTTATCAATGGTCTCCAACTGATCCTTACACAATTGGTATGTATGTGACATACAGTGGATTAGTATATGCTTGTATTCAAAACAACACTAATGAGGAACCAGATACTAATCCAACGTACTGGAGTGTTCAAACACAGACAAATACTTGGAATTCTGCCACAGGTCTACGTATAGATGGTAGCCCTTATATGGGACGTCAGTCACAGAGACAACTTATTGTTGAAGCATTAAGAACAGCTATTGATACAAATACAAATATTCGTGAAGAACAAAATGTATACAATTTAATAGCAGTTCCTAGTTATCCAGAATTAGCTATCAACATGAGAGAGTTAAACAATGAAATTAACAATGTAGCATTTAGTATTGTTGATACTCCTTTACGTTTAACTCCTGATGAAGTAGTTACTTGGGCAACTAATAACAATGGTTTAGGTTTACCAACAGGAGACGGCAACTTAGCCGAAGGTGACAGTTACGCAGGAGCGTTTTATCCTAGCTGCCAAACTACAGATTTGTCTGGAAACTTGGTAGTTACAGCACCAAGTCATATGATGATTCGTACAATTATTCGCAGTGACGAAGTAGCATATCCATGGTTAGCTCCGGCAGGTACACGTCGCGGTTTAGTTGATAATGCATTACTGCTTGGTTATATAAATTCTATAACTGGTGCTTTCCAAACTTTAAGTGTTGGACAATCATTACGTGATGTTCTTTACTCAAATAACGTAAATCCAATCACATTTATTCCAGGTGTTGGAATTACTAACTTTGGTAACAAGACACTACAAGGTACTGCTACAGCATTAGATCGTATTAACGTAGCACGTTTGGTAGCATTCATACGTCGTAGACTTGAAACTATTGGTAAACAATACTTGTTTGAACCAAACGATCAAATTACGAGAACTGAAATTGGAAACGCAATTAGAAGTTTACTAATTGATATAGTGTCTAAACGCGGTATCTACGATTATTTGGTAGTGTGTGATACATCAAATAATACGCCAACTACTATTGACCAAAATCAGTTATGGGTAGATATAGCAATTGAACCAGTTAAAGCAGTTGAATTCATTTATATTCCATTGCGTATAGAAAATACTGGAGCTATTGCGGCACAGGCAGCGGCTTAAGGAATAAGGCAAAATAGCAATATTTTGCCAAAAATATTAACTAAATAATAGTACATTGGAGAGATTATAACATGGCAACATCATCACTAACTAACATGACCGTTCCTTTAGGTGCTAACGGACAAAGTGCGTCAACACAGGGCTTATTAATGCCTAAGTTGACTTATAGATACAGAGTATTTTTTAATAACTTTGGAACTAGTACACCTACAACAGAATTAACTAAACAGGTTATGACATTTGATCGTCCTCATGTACAGTTTGAAGAAATTAAATTGCCTATATACAATAGTACTATTAAATTAGCTGGTAAGTATACATGGAATGATATCAGTTGCGAACTTCGTGACGATGCTACTGGTGCTGTAAGTCAATTAGTTGGCGAACAATTACAGAAACAATTAGATTTCCTAGAGCAAAGTTCTGCTTCTTCAGGTATTGATTATAAATTTACTACAGAATTCCAAGTATTAGATGGTGGTAATGGAACTAATGAACCTGTAGTATTAGAAAATTGGCAAATACTTGGCTGCTACTTAAAAGATGTAAACTATAACAAGATGGATTACGGAACAAGTGAAGCAGTTAAAATAACATTAATGATAACATTCGATAATGCTATACAAGTTAATGCTGCCGGAGCTACTATCGGAGTTGGTCAACCAGTGACACGTACAACTGGTGATATCGCTACCGCAGCAGGCACGGCAACTAGTGCTGTAACTACTGCCTAAACTATATGTCATATTTTGGGCAGGGCAATAGCTTTTTAAAGCCGGCTACTAGTCCATTATTAAAGGATTATACTCACGCCGCCAAAACGTTTTTAACAAACGGTTATGGACTTATACCTCGCTATAAGTTTTTATTTCATGTTTTCTTTAATATAAACACAGCGCAGATACCACAACTCCAAGCTATTTACGGGTCAGGTGCCGTATCTACAATAGGATTAATGGTAAAAAGTATTGATTTACCAAAATTTAAAATTGATACTACAGCGTTAAATCAATATAATCGTAAACGACTAGTTCAAACCAAAATACATTACGAACCAAGTAAAATTACATTCCATGATGATCAAGATGATGTAATTCGCACAATGTGGTATAACTATTATACCTATTACTATGCTGATCCAACACAACAATATCAAGGTGTACCAACTACTTCAGGTACATTAGGAAAAATATCAACATATTTCAACGGATTTAACTATAATGCCAATGACATTTATAGTCAAACAATACAAACAGCAAACTGGGGCTTTGTAGGAGAAAGTCCAAATGACGGTACTAATGTGGCGTTTTCAGTTGGCTCCGGTGGTAAACCTGCGTTCTTTAGAGACATAACAATTTATGGCATGAGTCAAAAAACATTTGCCGCGTGGACTTTAATTAATCCTATCATACAACAATGGAATAGTGACACTTATGATTATAGAGAAGGAAGTGGAACTATGCAGAACGATGTTACTATAGAGTACGAAGCTGTAAAATATTACACTGGAAATATTGGTGCTGAACAACCTTCTAGTATTGTACAGGGATTTGCCGATCCAGCACACTACGACACTGAAGCTTCATCTATTACAACTAATCAAGGAAGAAATTCTGTATTTTCTCAAGGTGGAATGATTAATGATACAGGCGGAAGTATTAAAGATTTACAAGCATACGCTAAGGGTACAGGAGCACTGGCCCAGGTACTTGGTGGAGTACAAGCTGCAACTACAATGTATAATTCAATTCAATCTGGAGATACAAGTAGCATAGCTGGATTTGCTATGCAGACAGCAAGTCAGGCGGCTGGTCAACTAAATTTAAACGGAGTTCCTGGTTCTTCTGGATCAAATCCCAACGGATTTGTATTTGGTAAAGCTCCTATTGCTTCTCCTACTTCAAATAATGAATCTGTAGTAAATAACGGTATAGTACAAAGTAATCCTATAAGTGGATATAATATAGAAGACAATTTCTAAAATGGGCAACATTAATTCTTATAATCCTTCCATTGATCAAACAGTTCAAATATTTGATAGATTTTATGGTTATCAGCAGGCAGTATCTGCTCAAGAATTTGATTCAGTACACAGTTATTTCCTGTCAGTATTCAATAACAAAGCACAAGCAGGTAATTTTACAGTTTCATTATTTCGCGTGGCTGCGTTATCTAATCAACCTATAATGAATTTGCTTCAATCACTACAAGGTCTTAACGGAGCACAGATAACTTATAATTTAACTTATTATCTAAATGCCATACAAAGCCCCACTACACAATTAGGTATAAAAATCCCAGTAGCTCCTAATTACTATGTAGCACATAATATAAGACAATAATGGCTAATTTTAGAACTGGTCTTTACCAAGTAAAAAATAAAACAAAATATGTAGGAAAAAAACAACCTAGATATCGTTCGGGTTGGGAAATGACTTTTATGATGTTTCTTGACAGCAATGATAATGTACTACAATGGGCTAGTGAACCAATTAGTATACCTTATAGACATCCGCTAACTGGTAAAATGACAATGTATGTGCCTGATTTTTTAGTTACATATAGAGGGCCAAACAATACTACCAAAGCTGAATTAATCGAAATAAAACCAAAAAGCCAAAGTATTGTTGAAGCAGGTATGAAAGATAGAGAAAAAGCTATTGTAGCTATTAATTATGCCAAATGGGACGCAGGAACTCGTTGGGCTAGAAATAATGGCCTAGTTTTTAGAGTTATAAACGAAGATCAAATATTCAGCCAAGGCGGCAAAAAGCGTTAACCAAATAGAAATACTGTAAATACAGTATGACTAAAAAATTGGAAGCCTTATTCGGATTTGACAAACTGGAAGAACCAGTAAGTGACAGCCTCACCACTGAAGAAACGCATACTGCTATTGTACAAATAGACGACACCATAGATAAAATTGACGCCGCCCTACCTGGCATTAGAGATTTGGCTGCTAGTGATCAAGAATTAGATGAATTAGCAGACTTAGCCAAACAAAGTTATCAAGACCTAAGTGATCTTGGTATGAATGTTGACAGTAGATACAGTGCTGAATTGTTTGCCGTAGCTGGTACTATGTTAGGACACGCACTAACTGCCAAAACTACTAAATTAAACAAAAAATTAAAAATGATTGATTTACAATTAAAAAAATTAAAATTAGATCAAGATGCGGCCAAAGGTGGAGACTTAAAAAATATACCAACAGCGCAAGGTCAACTGCTATCTCGGAATGATCTACTGGAACGTATTATTGGGCCTAGAAGTCAAAAAGACAATTAAACATAAATATAATACCAAGGAATAATTATGACAAAGAAATTTAGAGACTATCTTATTGAATCTGAAAGAACTTACAACTATAGAATTAAAGTGGTTGGCGATTTACCTTCAGGCTTTTACAATGAACTTAAATCAAAGCTAGAACAGTTTGACCCTTTAGAAATTGGGGCAATAAAAACTACTCCTATTCAGGCTAAACCAGCAGATTTTCCTTCAATTGAAAATGATAAAGTTAATAGTTTTGATGTTGTATTTAGATATCCAGCAATAGAGCCACAAATTAAGCAGATAGCTCAAATTATAGGTCTTGATCCAAACAGAATTTTGATGCAGACATCAGTATATGACGACAGCGTCGATGAAGAAAAAGCAAAAGTACAAGAGCAACCTGAATCATTGTTGGCTGATACTGCTTATCCAGATCCTGATAAAAAACAAAAAGAATTAAGTGATGACTATAGTGCTGATCCATATGAACATGGCGTACTAAAAAATGCTTATCGCAGTAGATTTGAAATTGCTGGTGGCAGTCCTGCTAAAGCAAAAACAACAAATGATCTGCCAATGGGTAAAGATAGCCCAATGACACATGCAGAAAAAAGACCAGCTCGTCCAGCGACGGGCGCTCAAAGCGGTAATTATCAGTAA